AATTCAGATGGTATGGTTATTTGAGCCCATATATCTGGTTGTTTTGGTAATTGGTTGTTTGGGAGTATATGGTTTTTTAAAAATCCCCATTCTTCCTTATTATTATCAATAAACCCAAAAGGTAGATTACCCCATTTTTGGGATAGAAGTTTTACATCATATTTATCTAATTCAATTATAGCTTTAACTAAATCTCGACTATGATTTGAGTACCCTGAGTATACATCGATTGGGCAACTTATTACGAATAGTGGTTTTTTCATTTTAATATATAAGTTTATGGTTTATTTTACGGTCTTTTACTTCATTAGCATTTACTAATTCGTATTTATTTCTTGGTTTCCAAGTATCAAATAATGTATCAAAGGCTTCTATTACTCTATCAGCTTGATGTTTGGAGGTAAATCCTGCTTCATCTCCAGTTGCCCATTCTCTACCTTTTAATCCTCTAGCCTTACGTTCTTCAGGACTTAATGAATAAACAGCTAATATTTGTTTAGCAGCATCTTCAGGACTACAAGTATCATCCCAAATATAAGGAGTTGGAGGAGAACCTACAAGAGTATGAGAAGAAGGATATACAGGAAATGCCCATTCACCACATTTTTTAATTGTTCCCCTATGGTTTGAAGGAAAATCACCATCAAAATCAATCCAAATTCCATCTTCATATTCAAATCTCATTTGATCTTGCATTCCACCTGTTACATTAGCAATAATTGGATTACCAGCTAACATAGCTTCTGTTAGGCTTAATCCCCATCCCTCATTGGATGTTAATAATATTTGACAATCTGTACTATTATATAACATATTCATTTGGGTATTATTGAATTTAGAATCTGTAAATATAATATTATACTGTTCTCCATTGGCTATTAATTCAATAACTGCTTCTAAGTCAGTTCCATGTTCAAATACTCTTTCAGTATGTAATACTAAACAACATTTTTTAGCCTGTTCTAGAGATAATTGATCTATAAAATGCCTATATGCTAAAATGGTATCAGGGATTTGTTTACGTCTGATATTTCTAGAATTAAATAGTAAAGCAAAATCATATTTTTTACCCTTAAATAGATGTTTTTGAAATTCTTTTAAATCATTATCTTCTTTATCTAATGGTTTATATATTTCATCATTTAATCCATGAGGAACATATTTAACTAAAACGGGGGTTGATCTATTTTTTTTCATATTATTTTTTATCTATATCTATAAAAGGAACATCTCCATGTTCTAATACCATTTTATTTATATTTTTTGTTTGTTTGGAAATTCCCAACAACATATCACAACTCTCATAAAATGGGAGATTATAAAGAGGAGCAGGTAAATCATCCCAAATATTTAAGTAAACTATTGGTATTTGTTTTCTAATCTCACTTTCCATCTGAAATAACCAAATAAAATACCTAGGATCAGTAATCATCATAATAGCATCTGGTTTTTCAATAGCCATTAATTGTCTTAATATCTCTGGATTTCCGTATTCATGTACAGGGTACATGATTACAGATGAGTCTGTAATATTTGCATTTGTGTTTGTATCAGCTGATAAATCTAAACGTTTTCCAGCATCTGGGTGTTTAATAGCTCCTCCCATATTTACCCAATTAAAATGGTGGGCTGTGTTTATCACAATTTCCTTTGCAACAGTTGCAACCCCACTATGAACACGAATGTCATCACAGATTAGCATTATTTTTTTTCTCTCATTTTGAGGAATATAGTTTAAATTTTTTCCCATATAACTTTTTTTAATTTATTTTACTCGTTAATATCTAAATTATGATGATTATGAATCATTTTTCGAAACTCATCATTAGAAATATATAAATGAATAGTACGGTCAGCAAGTTTTTGTAAGGAGAATTTATGTCTTACACAACTTATACGAAATTCATCCCATAATTTACTATTAATTTTTACGGATGTTAGGGTTAGTTCTTTTTTTGGATTTTCCATGTTTGTATATTGATATTATTGTTTATATATAATACATATATAGGTATTCTTCTAAATTATGCCCTTATCGCAGAGTGGTGTTTGATTAAATGAACAATATGTACATCCCCATTTAGAAGGGTTAGGTTCATATTTTGTATCTTTATAAGTACCATCAATATTAAAAACATCTTCAATGAATTTATTTAATAATTTTACTGCTTTATTAACTTTTACTTTTCCGCTTGCTGGTCTAAATTCCTGTATTCGGGAGATAGGATACTCTGATTTTTCCCATACTTTTCGTTTTACTATAAGAAATTCAATTTTAATATTATCTATTGGTATTCCAAATTGTATAGAAAAGAAATATTTATATAGAATTAATTGAAATTGTTTTAATTCGTCTTTTTTTTCCTTATCACCCCATCCTCGTCCGGATGTCTTAACATCAATAATCTTAAATGTTTTTGTTGGTTCATTATATAATACAACATCTAAATATCCTTTATATAATACACTACTAAACGGCTTAAGTGGTGTTAAAACAATAGGTACCTCACAACCAACTAAAAACCATCCATTTTTACCAAATAATACATTACGTTTTTTCTTAATAAATTTTAATATCTCAATTCCATCCTCATAAAATTCATTCATTTGAACAGGATCACTAAAATGGATATTTTTATTAGACTTGTAGTCTTTTAAATAATTTTTACTAAAACAATCTTGGAAATATTCTTCCAAATTAATCCTATCAGCCTCTGCACCTGTTATTTCATATATAGTTGTTATATAATGTTGTAAAGTCTCATGTAATGATGTTCCAAAAGTAAGAAATATAGAGGATTCAGAGTATTTATGTCCATCTCTATATTGTAATGCCCATTTATGAGGGCAACTAGAATACATCGATAATTGACTATATGAAATAGATTTTTGAAAACCATAATTCACTTCCTTAACAGGTTGTGTTTTAATTTGAGTTACAATTGCTGGTATTTTATTCATTTTAGTCAAAACTTATTTTTTCCAAATTGGTTTTTCCAATTTATATTTTTCTTCAAAAACACGTTGATCATTACGACCTATTTCTATTATCTCACTACTTGTTGATGAGCCATTAATATTTTCTTTTTAAAATAGTTACTCCATGGTTGTTAGCAAATTTTTCATAAACATACCAATTGCGATTTGAATATAAAAATTCTTCAATTGCAGGCCAAATACCTTGAGTTCCACTCATGTCTTTAAAACCATAAAATTCAGTATCATGAAAACCAATATATTTTTTAGCCTTATCAGCATGGCGTACTAATTCGCTTTTTATCTGGCTATATGAATGCCATGTATCTAAGAATAGAAAATCACATTCTTCAATTTCATTTTCAAGGGTATTTTGTTTTCTGAATTCTAATTCAATTCCCCACTGATTAGCACCTTCTACAGCTGTTTCTAATAATTTATCTCCCCAAATGTTTGGATGGTCAATATCAATACAAATCATTTTTTTATTTGTAGGCATAACCATATTATCTAATTCATCCCATCTATGGTTGAATAAATGGTCTTGCCAAATGTCTCTAGCTGGATCAGATAATCCCATTAAAAAACCCCAAGTACCTACTACAGATCGAGTTCCCATTTCAATAATGGTATCACATTCTTTAGCATATTTTCTAAATGTAGGTAAGTGTTCATATATATCAGACCAAACATTTGGATTATTGAAATAATAATATTTTTCATCTATAATTTTTCTTCTATGTGGTTCCATTTTTTATTTTTCTTTTAACAGTTGGATTATTTTTTCAAGATATAAAGCCAAATCCATAGCTTCTTCCTTAGCATGTTGTAAATAATCCAATACAGATAAATCCGTTCTATCTAATGTTTGTCCATATTTATTTTGACCCATTAATGCTCTTTTAACATGTTGGTCTATAACAGAATCTACAACTGAATCTGTTGATTCTATTATTCGGTTTTGAGTTTCCTGTCGGATTCCATATATGTCAGTATTTTTTGTCATTAGATTTCTTTTAATAGTTTTTTTATTTCTTTTTCTTCAATACCTTTTCTTTCAAGAATGTATTCTACACCTTCTTTTTTAAGAATATAAATATAATCTTCTGCTTCCCCAAGTGATACTTCAAAATAAGTAGCAATATATTGTAATATTTGTTCATTCATCTTTTTACGTGAACTTTTTATATATTTTAAAAATAAAGGTTTCTTTGGTAATATAGAACAATAGAATTTATATGTTTTTTCTTTTTCAGTATATGGTATCCTTTGGGCAATATTAACTAACTCAATATAAGGTTCGTACATACTAACGAATCTATGAATCATAAAACAATTAAATGATTCTTTTTGAGTTTCAGTAAAGGATAACCAGGGTTGTTTGGTAGTGGTTATTTCTTTTAACCATTCAAAAATTGTAAAATTACTCTTTGTTATCGTCTTTGAATTCATCTCTTAAATCCTTAGGGAGTAATTCTACTAATACTTTACCTGTTTTAATATCATAAAAACATTGTATAGGAATAATACCATCTTCTGATGTACCCGTTACAAATCTAGATACTTTACGAAGAATTACGCCTTCGGCAAAAATTTTATTACCTTCTGGTGAGGTAACTGATGTTGTGTTCTTAATATCAATATTAAGATTCATTTGTGTTTTATCCATTTTGTTTTTTTTATTTGATTAGTTGGAGAATGCGGCTTATCAAACCACAAAGATTTATTTCTTTATCAATCCTAAAGTTAGCATGATATTGGTATTCTTCAATATAAATTACTACCTCACCTACACTTAATGGAGCAT